CGACGGAACGACTCCGGCGAAGTTCAAGGTCATCTGCCCGGCGGACAAGGTCATCATCCTGTCCATGGGCGAGTGGCACGTCGCGGACCCGGGCATCGAGCCGCAGCTCTTCGGGAGTCTCGCGCAGCTCGCGAACGGCGTAGTCATCAGCGTCCACGAGAGCGACGACAGCGAGATCGCCGCGTTCCACCCCGTGACCCACAACATCATGTGGGCGCACCTCGGGGCGATGAACACGAGCATCGTGTGGCAGGGCGCCACCGTCGACCAGCTGACCGTTCGCTGGGAGATGACGCGCTCGATCGGCTACGGGATCTTCCTGACGCCGGGCCAATACGTCCAGACCCTGGTCCGAGACAACCTTTCGACCCTCGACCACTTCGAGGGGACGATGCACGGCCGGCAAATCGACCTTTAGGAGGCTCAATGCTGCTCTTCGTAGGATTCGTGGTAGTGTTCGTAGGCGGAGGCGTCCTCGGCCATCGCATGGGCGCGGGCCAGTGGCTCCCCCGCATTTCCGTCGACCTTTCGGGGGGTGACTAATGTCTCCAGTCCTGAGAATCGTGATCCTCGCCCTCATCGGCGTGGCGCTGTTCTTCGTCGGCCTCGCGGCCGGTCTCATGTCCGATTCGGAGTTCGACGCGCCGCTGATCGAGTACGTCGACCGCCCGGGTGAGGCACCCGATCCGATCGAGGTGCCCGTTACGGTCCGAACCCCGATCCCCTACGCTATCGCGGACGAGGATCTAGGCGCTTACAGGGTGAACGGCTTCGTGGAGTTCAGAGGTCGCGGGCCAGCGACCCAAATGAGGTCCGTCCGGCAGCTCATGGCCTGTTTCCCGCTTGAGGGCCTATAATGGCCCGCAGCGAGTACGGCGTGTGCCGCCAGCGGCAGGTTTCGCGCAACCGGCGCTCCGCCGGGGCCCTGGCGCTGGGTCTAGCCGCCATTTTGGCCCTCGCTCTGGTGCAGGGATGCGGGAAGCACACAGAACTCGATCCACGCGACGAAGAGGTCGTGGCGGCCTACGAAGACCGCTGTGACCGACGAAGTCCGACCGTAACGCTCGTGGTGAAGAACCAGGGGACGTATTCGATGAAGGTACACGTCGTAAGCCGCTCCGGCTTCCATCGGCGCCTCCAACCGACCGTCTACGGCTTCCAAACGGAGAGAATCAAGGTCAACCGGAATCTGATGGGCTCCGGGGGCTACCTCATCCTCGAAATCACCGGTGGGGGGCTCGTAATGTCCCCTCCGCAACCAATTCCGCTGTCACCGATGGCCTGTGACGTTGGGACGCTGTGGATCGCTCCCAGCCCGGCCATGAGCAGCTACGCAGGCGCAGACATCTAAATCCGGGGCCAAGTCAAGCTGAAAACCGTTCTGAGCGGTCTAAACCGCCAAATGCAGCATTGACGCCTCGTATTTCTTGAAAATCGGCCCGAAAGGGTTCACTCACAGGGAGAACCAAGATGGGACTCAATAACGGCGTCCTAGAGCATATTCTCGACTCTTCGGTCGAAGCGACGAGTATCGTCGACTGGAGCGGGGGCGAGGGCATGTTCATCGCGGAAGGTACGTGGAATGGCGCGACGGTGACGCTACAGGTCCGAACCACGCCCGCCCGGAGCTTCGTCTCCATGGGCAGCACAGGCGTGCTGACGGAGGACGGAGCGGTCGCTTTCGTGGCGCCGGCCGGCGTTCAGCTTCGGGCAATCGCGTCCGTGGCGGTTCCGACCGACGTGGCGGCGAGCATCCTCAAGAATCCCCGGCACCTCTAAGTGAGCGTCAAATCTGCTGTCTGGAGCCCTACTCGAAGTGGGGTTTGGGTTCCGACCAGTACCCCGGGCGGAGCCCCAGCCGTCAACCCCCTCTCGCAGCTCACTGAAGGGCTCCTGTTCAAGGACGACTTCAGCGGAGACCTGTCGCTTTGGGACACTAGCGGAGGTACGTCCGCCATCGTGGGTGGGCAGGTGCAAGTCAACTCGTGGGGACGGCTGAAGCTGCCCATCACGACCGTCGCGGCGCGGAACAAGTCATACGCGCAGTGCCAGATGACTCGTAGCGGCACAGGAGACGGGGCCTTCGAGCTTCGGTGGAACGCGGACATCGACGCCTACTACATGGGGTATCTGGAGGGGAGCACGACGCTCTTCCGTGTGTCGAACACCTCGTACACGAACCTCGACAACTCGGGTCTCGGCAACCCGGACAACGTGCAGAAGCTGGCCGCCCTATATGTGGCGGACAACGACCAAAGGAGTTGGCGGGACGGAGCCGTTCGCGCCGTTGAGACCGACGCCGCACTGAACGGGCAGGACGGGATCCTCGTCCTGTGGGCCCGTACGTCGGGGTCATGCCTCTTCGACGACGTGATCTACATGTCCGACAAGATCGTGACCTGCACAGGGCTCGAAGCTAGTCAGAAGTTCAAGATCCTCACCTCCGGCGAGGCCGTGGTGGGGACCGCGACTGAATCCGGCGGGACAGCCACTCTGGACCTCGGAGGCGACGAGGTCCCCTACGACGGCTGGCCGACGGCAATCGTGACCGACAACCTCGATGTAGAGCTGTACAGGCTGTCCGGGGCGTTCTACCCGGGTTCGACCTTCCAGCTGGACATCCCGGTATATCCGACGGTCACTGGCACGCAGGAGTTCAGGCTGGACGCGGGCAGTCTCGGTGCTCTGGATTCTCAGATCGGATCGTGGGTCGACATCTGGAGCGGTTACGACTTCACGAAGAACACATCGGCAAACGCGCTCGTCAAGGACAGCGTGTTCACCAGCCCCCGGAAGCACGTCCTCTGGAACGGTTCGCAGACAGACATGCTGAACGCGGACAGGGGCGCGAGTACGGGGCTGGGACCGATCACCGTGTTCATCGTACTGAAGACCGGAGTGATCTCCGGCGCCCCCGGGCACTCCACCATGGTGCAGTTCTCGTCCCCCATCGCTACGAACCGGATGAGCTTTGGGGCTCGTCGTAACGCTGCGAACAACCGGCTGTACTGGTGGGACACGAATGGCGGGTGGCTCGAAACGTCCACCACGCTGGCGGACAACACGAAGTACCTCATCAGCTACCGGTCGAACAACACTTTCATGAACATCGCGGTCGACGACGGCGCGGAGGAAGATGTCGGGAACCCGGTCCTGCAGCAGCTGGAGACCTACAACGTCGGCGGGACGCAGGCGAACACGGAGCCCTTCATCGGCTCGATCGCGGCGGTGATCTTCTACCGGACCGCGTTGTCGGACGCTGATCGGATTCTCGTCCGCGACTACCTGAACACGCGGTACGGGGTCTACTAGAGTGCTGCCACACCAGATTCTGCTTGACTTCATCGGACGCTACGGTCCCCCCATGGGAGCCATGGGCCCGGTGAACCTCGTCAAGGAGGTGTTCAAGGCCGATCCAGATGAGTGGCAGGGTGACGTGCTGCAGGACTTTGGGCGGGGCGAACGGCGTATCGCCATTCGGTCCGCTCATGGTCCCGGGAAAACCTGCGTCGTGGCATGGATGGTCTGGTGCATGTTGCTAACGAGGTTCCCGCAGAAGACCGTCGCCACGGCCCCCACGAAGGGGCAGTTGTTCGACTCCCTCTTCACGGAGATCCTGTCCTGGGGCAAACGGCTTCCGCCGCAGCTGAACGCGCTCTTCAACTTCAAGAGCGACCGTATCGAGCTGCTGGGGAGCCCGGCGGAGTCCTTCTTCAGCGCCCGGAGCGCCCGGCCCGAGATGCCGGAAGCCCTTCAGGGGATCCACAGCGACCACGTCCTCATCATCGCGGACGAGGCATCGGGTATCCCGGAGCCGATCTTCGAGGCCGGCTCAGGTTCCATGTCAGGTGAGAACGCTACGACGATCTTGCTGGGGAACCCGGTGCGGACCTCGGGGCTGTTCTTCGACGTGTTCAACAAGATGGCGGACAACTGGAAGACGTACCACATCCGGGCCGCCAGCGTGGACTGGCCGAGCGGGATTCCGAGCGACAGGGTGATCCCCGACTTCGTCGAGGACATCGCCCTGCGGTACGGCGAAGAGTCAAATGCCTACCGCATCCGGGTCCTGGGGGAGTTTCCGAAGGGCGACGAGAACACCGTCGTCCCGTTCGAGCTGGTCGAGGCGTCTAGGACGCGCGACATCAAGACGGTGCCCGGCGCCCCCTGCGTGTGGGGCGTGGACGTGGCCCGCTTTGGCTCCGCCAGGAACGCACTGGCCGTCCGCACGAAGCGCGAGCTGGTCAGCATCGAGACCTGGGAAGGTGTCGACCTGATGCAGACGGCCGGGAGGATCAAGCGCAAGTGGGACGCGACGATGCCGTCGGAGCGGCCCGAGACCATTCTGATCGACGTGAACGGGCTGGGCGGTGGCGTGGTGGACCGGCTGATCGAGCTGGGGCTCCCCGTGCGTGGAATAAACGTCGGTGAGAGCGCGAATATCGACGATAGGTTCATGCGACTCCGCGACGAGCTGTGGTGGAGGGTCCGGGAGTGGTTCGAGGGCAAGGACGTGAAGTTCCCGCCCTTCAGTCGCAAAGAGCACTGCCCGGTCGAGATCACCGTGTCGGAGCTGGTGAAGCCGACGTACAGCTATCAGTCGAGCGGGAAGATCAAGGTTGAGAGTAAGGACGAGATGCGGAAGCGGGGCGTCGCTTCGCCCGATCTCGCGGACGCCTTCATGCTGACCTTCGCGGAGGACGTGGCCGTGCTCATGGGACATGGCACGGGCTTCAGCGGGTCCGCGTGGAACGAAGAGCTACCTGACCGATCGATGGGGGTTCCCTAGTGGACGGACGAGAATACTACGTCGCTGACGAGCAGGCGATTCTGGAGCAGGAAGAAAGCCCGACCACCGTCTCGGAGTCTATAGACCCCGAGAACGAGGACGTGCGGAACAAGCTCCAAGAGATGGCTGAAGAGGCCCGCCACTGGCGTGAGGAAAATCTGGACCCCTTCCTCGCGGAGGCGACCAAGTACTACAAGGGCGAGCCGTTCGGGAACGAGGTAGAGGGCCGGTCACAGATCGTCCTCACCGTGGTCCGGGACGCCATCCGCGCGACCATGCCCTCCCTGCTGCGCGTGTTCTTCGGCCCCGAGCGGGTCGTGGAGTTCATCGGCCGGCAGGAAGAGGACGTGGACTTGGCGAAGCAGCAGACCGACTTCGTCAACCTCGTCATCCGCGAGGACAACGACGGCTTCTTGGAGTTCCACAGCTGGTTCAAGGACGCTCTGGTCCGTCGGCTCGGGATCATGAAGTGGTGGTTCGAGCGGAACCAGAAGCCCCAGGTGCAGAAGTTCCAGTCCCTGACCCTCGCTGAGATCGGCGCCTTTTCGGCGGTGCTGGAGAGCGAGATCGGCGTCACCGACATCGTACTCATGACGGAAGAGGCGGGCCTCAACGGCAACCAGCAGGAGGTGTTCGACCTAGAGGCGCGATTCATGAGCGCCGAGGGCAAGGTGCGGTTCGCCGCCATCCCGGCCGAAGAGATGATCTGGAGCCCGGACGCGCGGAGCAAGCACGACGCTATGCTGATCGGGCACATCCGGGACGTGCCGGCCGACGAGCTGATCGCCATGGGCCTCGACCGGGACTTGGTCGAAGAGCACGCCGGCGAGGCGATGGAGAACGCCCTGACCTCTGAGGTGCGAGCTGCACGCCGGGTCGACGGGGGAAACTCTCCCACGCAGTCCGTACGTGACGACGCCGCCGAGTTGACGCAGTTCGCGGAGCTGTATGCGCGAATCGACGTGGACGGCGACGACATCGCGGAGCTGCGCTTCTATCAGTGCATCGGCACCGACTACATCATCGCCAACGGCGACGGTGAGGGCGAGCTGGTGGACGAGATCCCGTTCGCGTTCCTGAGCCCCGAGCCGGAGCCCCACACGATCGTCGGCAGCTCGATGTCCGACATCACGATGGATCTCCAGAGGATCCAGTCCTTCGTCGCGCGGGCCAGCCTCGATTCGCTGGCCACCGCGATCGACCCCGTGACGGAAGTCGTGGCGTCGGAAGTGAACATGAAGGACGTTATGTCCCGGAAGCTGTCCCGCATCGTGCGGGCCAAGCGACCGAACATGATGCGAGAGGTGCCCCACCGTTGGGTGGGTGGCGAGGCGTTGGAGATGCTGCGCTACCTCGACTCGGTCAAGGAAGACCGCACAGGGCGCTCTAAGGCGTCGCAGGGGCTCGACCCCTCCGTCCTCCAGTCCACGACGAAGGCGGCCGTCCAGGCCAGCGTCACGGGCTCTCAGCAGCAGTTGGAGATGATCGCCCGCATCTTCGCGGAGACGGGCGTGGCCGAGCTGTACAAAGGCATCCTCCGGCTGCTCGTGGTCCACAAGGACGAGACTCGCAGGCGGATCGTCCGCCTCCGGGGCGATTACATCTCGGTGGACCCGGACAAGTGGGACGCCACGATGGACGTGCGCGTCAACGTGGCGCTCGGGACTGGCCTCGTCGAGGACAAGCTTCAGATCCTCGGCCTCGTGCTCGCGAAGCAGCAGGAGCTGATGGGGCTGGCCTCGCCTCTCGTGTCCTGGCAGGGCATCCGCACCACGCTGGAGAAGATCGTCGAGCTGGCCGGGTTCCCGACCGGCGACGAGTTCTTCACCATTTGGGGGCCGGAGCAACAGCAGGCGTTCGAGCAAGAGCAGGCCCAGGCCGGCCAGCAGCCCTCCCCGGAGGAACAGTTGGTCATGATCGAGGCGCAGCGGGTCAAGCAGGACGGTGAGAAGGCCCAGGCCGAGATCGAGCTGAAGACCCAGGACATGCTTCTCAAGGACGACAGAGAGCGCGACAAGATCGCCCGCACCTTCGCGGTCGACTCGGAGCGCGTCCGCAACGAGGCCAACCGGGAGCAGGGTGCTCTCGCTACGTCGGTTCTCGATGCGGCAGTCAAGAGCGACAGAGCGGAGCAGGACGCCGGCGTGAGCGCGGCGAAGCTCCTGATGGACCAGCAGAACAAACGCGAGGCGGCTGCTGCGGCGGCTGCACGGACACCCACGGAATAGAGAGGTCTGCCTGTGGACCAGCAACAGAAGGCGCGACGCGCGATCCAGCTGCTCGAAGACCCGGTACTCACGGAGGCCCTAGAGTTCGCGGCCGACGAATACCTCGACGACTGGATGAGTGGCGAAGACGTAGAGGCCCGCGAGGCGGCATGGCACAGACGCCACGCTCTCGGCGGCCTCCTGCGGCAACTTGGGTTCATGGCCTCACTATTCGAGCCGGAGCCCGAGGACGAGGAAGAGCCGACAACCGACATCCCGTAAACGCGGGCCCGGCCGGCTCCAACACGGAGGCATGGCGTGGCAGACGCACCAGAGGATAAGGGACAAGAAGCACCGTTGGAGAGGCATCTCTTCGCCGCCGGCGGTGACGTGAACACGGCAGAGGCCAAGCTGCTAGGGTTGCTCTCAGAAGCGGATCTGGACGGCCGGAAGATGACGGCCGCCGGTCCGGTAGAAGAGGAAAGCGACCCACCCGTTGTGGACAAGGCTCCAAGTCCCAGCGAAGACGAGCCGGTGGAAGAGATCGTCGAAGACGGCGACCCCCCGCTCGGAGAAGAGACCGGAGAGGAAGAACAGCCCCTCGAAGACGAGTTCGAGTACGAGTACGTCGACGAGGATGGGAACGTCATCGAGGACCCCGAGGAAACTGCCGAGACGTACACCGTACTGGTGGACGGCAAGGAACACGAGGTCACGATGGATGAGCTGACCAACGGCTACTCCTTCCGGGCTCACAATACGCAGAAGTCGCAGGAACTGGCAAAGGCCCGAAAAGAGGTCGACGCCGAGGCTGCGACTGTGCGCGAGAGTCGTGAGGTATACGGGCAGCGCCTCAAGCAGGTGGAGCAGGCGCTCGTTGAATCGTATCCGCAAGAGCCGGATTGGGACACCCTGGAGAAGGAAGATCCCGCCCGGTTCGTTGCTGAATCCGCCAAGTGGACCCGCCACGTACGACAGCTGGAGGGGCTACGGGCCGAGCAGAAGCGAGTCGACGACGAGAACGTCGCTGACCAAACGCAGCAGCTTGAGACCTTCAAGGGCGAGCAGCAGCAGCTGATGCTGGAGGCGATCCCGGAGTGGTCCGACCCTGAGAAGGGTGCCGAGGTCATGGCCAGTGAGCAGAAGAGGCTCTACGCCCATGCCCTCAAGATCGGATTCTCCGTGGAAGAGATGGAGGGGCTTCTCGATCACCGTGCGGTGGTCCTGATTCGTGACTCCATGCTCCTGAGTGAGATGCAGTCGAAGGGTCGCAAGATCCGCAAGGGCAAGAAACCGCCCGTGGCTGCGCTCAAGCCCGGAACCAGACGCCGGCGTATCAAGTCTGGACGCCGGAAGGCAGTCGCGGCTCGCCAGCGGCTTTCCGAGACGGGCTCGGTGAACGACGCTGAGTCACTTCTGTTCGACATGCTGGGCGACGACGCCTAGCACAACTTCGCAGGGAGCTAGAGTAGAATGGCTATCGTTGCAAACACCTTCCTCCGCTACGACGCGGCCGGGTTGCGTGAGTCTCTTGCCGACATCATCTACGATGTGTCGCCCGAAGAGACCCCGTTCCTGAGCGCAGCTGGCAGAGGGAGCGCGAAGCAGACGACCGAAGAGTGGCAGACGGATGTCCTCGCTTCGGCCGACACCTCCAACGCGCAGCTCGAAGGTGACGATGTCACCTCGTACAGCGCGATCACGGCGAGCGTGCGTGTTGGAAACATCACGCAGATCAGCAGGAAAGTCTTCCTCATCTCGGACACCGAGGAAGTGCTGGACAAGGCTGGTAGGCGCTCGGAGATGGCGTATCAGATTCCTCGGCGTGGCCTGGAGCTGCGACGGGATCTCGAAGCCATCATCTTCCAGAACCAGATCGGCGTGGCCGGCGACAGCACCACGGCGCGAGAGATCGCGTCCCTCGGTGCGACCGTCAAGTCGCACGACTCGGTCGGCGCGGGCGGGACGAGCCCGACGTGGACCAGTGGCGTCCCGAATGACGCCCGTGGCGATGGCACCCAGCGTGCCTTCACGGAGACCATCCTGAAGGCCGTGGTGTCCCTGATGTGGACCGGCGGGGCGAATCTTCGTTCGCTCTTCGTCGGCCCGTTCAACAAGCAGGCCGTGTCCAACTTCTCGGGCGTGGTCACGCGGAACTTCGACATGTCGAACGTCGATCCGAGCCCTTCGGCCGTGATCGCTGCGATCGACGTGTACGTCTCCGACTTCGGCACCCTGAAGGTGATCCCTTCGCGGTACCAGAGGGAGAGAGACGCATGGTTCTTGGACTTCGAGTTCCTCGAAGTGCTGTTCCTGCGTCCGTTCCAGACCGTCAAGCTGGCGAAGACGGGTGACGCTGAGAAGCGTATGCTCATCGCTGAGTGGACGTTGAAGGTCAAGAACGAGGCCGCTCTCGGTCTCGCGGCGGATCTGAACACGTCGTAAGCGGCGGCTGACTGAGGTAGGGGGTCGATAGTCGGCCCCCACCTTCACCATCTTCTCAGGGAGACAAGAACGATGATGGCACCACAGACACTGGTGCGTGCCACGGCGCAGCTTCAGTTCGACGCTTCGCCTGTTGCGACCGATGCTTTCACGATCGGGGCCATTGTCTACACCCTCATCGCCACGCCGGCTTCGGCGTATGATGTGGATGTGGGCGGGGGCACGGCCGACGACACTGGTTCGCTCGCGAATCTGGTGTTGGCGATCAATCGATCGGGTACGCCGGGAGCAACCACGTACTACGACACGGGAACCTTGCAGAACCCGAACATGAGCGCAGTGGTCACGACCGCCGCCTCGCTCATCACCCTCACCGCGAGGGTCCCGGGGACTGCCGGCAACGGGATCTACCTGTTGTCTTCGGAGACCGACATCGACTTCGAGGAAGTCGGTGACACGGCTACCCTCTTCTCGACGGCCGGAACGGGCGTGCTCGAAGACGCTCTGAACAGCCTGATGGACGAGGTGCAGCTCAACAGTGAGGCGATCATGATGATCGCGCACCTCACCTCGCGTTCCTCGGACTAAGGAGAGACGGGTCGTGCTCATCTCACAAGAGAGGGGCTTGATCTACCTCGCCCATCCCAAGACCGCGAGCAAGGCGACGCGGCAGCTGCTGAAGGGGCTCGGCTTCTACCAGCCGACGCCCGACGGAAATCCAGTGGAGGCCGGAGAGACCCCGCAGGGCCATCACCAGGGCCTGTTGACACACCCGGGTGATGGCTGGCGGGTCTTCACGACAGTACGGAACCATTGGGACACCTGGGTCTCGTGGTACTACTTCCACGGACCGAAGGGGCTCCCATTCGGACCCGAGTGGATCGAGCTGTTCTTGGGGAGGTACGTGCAGTACTACCCCGAACCCGATCGACTGTGGGCTCTACATGACACCTTCGCGGATCGGATCATGCGGTTCGAGCACATAGAACGGGACCTGGGGTCAGTGCTCCAACAGCCAGTCACGCTCCCCAAAGTGAACCTCGGGGCTGCGAGGCGAGCGACGAAGAAGAAGCACTACTCCGAGTTTTACGACGAGGCGACCCGCGAGTACGTGGCCGCCCGCTGGAAAGACGAAATCAAGCGGTACGGCTACTCGTACCAAAACAGGAGGAACCATGCCAGTCCCTAAGAGACTGCGGACCGATCTGCCGAATCACGAGGTGTCGGGGAGCACGGTTTACGCGCTCACCAACTTCACCGAGGACGTGGACATCGACTGCAACAGCGCCTCGAACGACGAGCTTTCCGACTTGCTCGGAACCGTCATTCGTGACCTGATCGCAGCCGGGATCCTGACCGGTACGGTCGCAGCGTAGTGAAGAAGCCCAGCCTGAATATGGTGCTGGTAGGGGTGGCTGTGCTCGGCCTCGTTCTCGGGGTTGGGCACTGCTACACTTCCAACGCCAACGAGTGGGAGGCCCGCGTGCAGGTGGCGCTGGCCGACTCGGATCAACTACGGTCCCGGGTCGTCGACTTGCAGGCCGAAGCGGAAGTGCTGCGCTCACAGGCCGTAGCCAGCGCGGAGGAAGCCGAGGCCCGGGAACCTGTCATCATCGAGCGGATCGTGAACCTCCCCCCGGCGGTGACGCCTGGAGAGGTGCTACGCGACTCGGTGATTACCGAGGTGGTGGAGCAGAGCAACCGATGGAAAATAGCGTACCAGACGGAGAGCCGAAGCCACGACCTGACCCGTGAGGCGCTAGGGCTTGCGCTGTCGCGGGGCGACAGTCTACACACGGTGCTTGAGGACCGGCCGGGGAAATCGCCCTGGTGGATCCCCAGGCTGGGAATCGGACCATTCGCTGGCCTGTGCGCCGGGGGTAAACCCTGCGTGGGCCCGGTGGCAGTCAACCTCTCGTGGGAGCTTAGTCTGTGAGCATAGCGAGGAAGCTGAACGAGACACCGGAGCAGGCGATCAAGCGGATGCACCTCCAGCACGGTGACGGAGACGTTACGATCCACTCGCAGCAGAACGTGACGGACGTACTCCGCAACAACAAGATGAACTTCAATGAGCGGGGCGGGCGCTGGAACGAGTTCCAGAACCACGTCGCTCGCATCCCCACGTCGATCTACTGGAGTCTCGTCAAGCAGGGGATCATTGACGAGAAGAAGGACCCGGACGGGGTCGCGTTTACGGCGTGGCTCAACGACCCGGACAACAGTGCATGGCGCACGAGACCCGGGAGAATCTAAGCCTGTGGAGAAGACCTGTGAACCGACAGATGCGTAGGCGCCAAGAGCGCGAGATGAAGAAGATGGAGAAGCAGGCCGACGAGGTTGCCCAGCGCGGGATCAACGTCGTGGTGGCCGTCCCCTGCCAGTCGGACGTGAAGGCGTACTTCTGCTACGACCTCGCGCAGATGATGGCCTACACCGCAACGCGGTACTCGGTGCCGGGCGTGATCGACAACATGGCGCTGGCCATGCAGGTCGGTACCTACGTCCACACGGCCCGGATGGCGCTGGCGGCGGCGGCCATGCAGCAGGAGATGGACTACGTCCTCTTCCTCGACTCCGACATGCGGTTCCCGCCGGACACGCTCGCGCGGCTCCTGGCCCGGAACCTGCCCATGGTCGGCTGTAACTACGTCAGCCGGAAGTACCCCGTGCGATACATCGGGGTGGAGAAGGTGGCGGACCCGGAGAGTGAGGAAAAGGGCACGCTCCTGACGACGGCCCGTGACTCCACCGGCGTGGAAGAGTGCGACGCGCTCGGCTTCGGTGTCATGCTGATCCGCCGGGACGTGTTCGAGGCGCTGCCGGACCCCCGCGAACAGCCGTGGTGGTGGTACGAGTGGATGCCGAAGCACAACAGTCAGATCGGGGAGGACGTGTACTTCTGCCGGCTGGTGAGAGAAGCCGGCGTCCCGATCCACGTTGACCATGACCTGTCGAAGCAGATCAAGCACCTCGGGGACGAGCAGTTCTCGCTGGAGCATGTGTGGGCGCAGGACAAGCTGCAACAGCAACTGAAGGAAGTCGAAGATGCCGCTAGTGACGACGTACGCGACCCTCCAGACGGAGGTGCTGGAGATCCTAAACCGGTCGGACGCAGCGACAGTGGCGGCGGTGCCGGCGTGGATCCAGAGGGCGGAGCTGAAGCTGCGGAGGGACACGAGGGCGAAACTCCTAGCGGACCTGAGTCCATTCTCAGTCTCGTCGGAGGTGACAGCCCTTCCGAGTGAGATCGACTCGCTGTACTCGGTGGCGCACCAGGGTCCGAACTACTTCGGGCCACTGGTGCTCACGGACCTCGGCGGCCTACAGAAGTACAAGGCGCTCCACTCGATCACGACGGGTGTGCCCGTGGCGTGCGCGATCAAGGGTGACTCGGGGGCTGTGTTCCTTCAGGTGGCCCCCATCCCGGACGCGGAGTACGCGCTCCAGATGCAGTACTGGACGCGACTCGCACAGTTGTCGGCCACGAGCCCGACCAGCCGGTTCCTGAACGAGAACGCCGACATCTACGTCTACGCGACGCTGGTGGAGAGCGCCCCGTTCCTGAAGGACGACAGCCGGATTCAGGTGTGGAAGGGTATGCTGGATGAGAGTCTGAACGAGTTGGACGCTGCGACGCAGCGGCTGACCTTCAGTGGCGAAATGACCGACGAACCACGGCTGGTGTTCTAGCATGGGCACAATCGATCCGACCCTCTATTACGGCTGGGACCTCCCGCTAGACGCGGGCTCCACGGATACGTGGGGCACCGAGTTGAACACGGCTATCGGTGAGCAGACGGTCGCGCTCATCCTGGGGATCGACGGCGTCCTCGCCCTCGTGCAGGTCGAGCTGGACGCGGTCATCGCCACGATCACGAACTTGGACCAGCGCACCACCAATCTGGAAGGTGCCCGGGCGGAGCCCCACTATGCACGGCTGGGACCCCCCGTGACCATCACTTCGTCGACCACAGCCTCCGCACTCGACTGGCCGACCACGGCGCAGTTCGACGTGAGCAGCGACACCGCGTTCTACGACTCCGCGACCGCCGAACGTGTGACGGTCCCGAAGAAGGGCGGATACAACATCTCCGCGCAGATCACGGTCCCGACGCACAGGGGCAACCTCGATGGGAACGACGACAAGTTCGGGTGGGAGCTGACCCTCCACAAGAACGCCGCCGGCACACCGATGGCGACCATGCGGACGCCCCGGACCACGAACGGCTCGGACAGTAAGAAGAACGTGGACGAGACGCTGCGGGTCGCGGTGATCGACAGCGCCCTTGCAGGGGACTACTACGAGGTCAGACTTCGCCGGTATGGTGCCGTGAAGGCCCCGGCGTCGTCCAACCTCATCCGGGCGGCCAGCGACCACTTCGAGATATATCAGATGCCCAGCCCGGGCGAGGACGTGCTCGCCACCATGCAGTGGTCGACGCCCATGCTCGTGGGGCGGTGGGCTCGGCTCGGGGAGATCGACGCCGAGATGTCCGGTGGCGCGGTCAACCTCGCAGCGGGGAACGTCTACTACAGGCCGGTCGCGGTGTACCGCAAGGTCGTGCTCGATCAGTGCTCCTTCGGGCTCCGTACCGCTTCGACCGGGGAGCAGAACGCCCGCGTCGGGATCTATCAGGCGCAGGCCGCGAACGCCTTTCCGGGTGCCCTCATGGGGCAGACCGCTGACATGGTGTTCAACGGCTCCGCCAAGGCTGACTACACGGCCACGTTCGAGAGCCCGATCACGCTGCTGCCGAACGTCCTCTACTGGATGGCGATTGCACAGTACGACGTGAGCGGCGGCGGGACCTTCCAGCTGGAGGGCGTGAGCGGCGCCGGTGAGAGCATCGGGGCGCACCTCGGGTGGGAAAGTCCACAGGACGCTCTCCCGGGCGCGACGCAGGCGGACTTCATGCTGCGTGCGGGTATCGGTGCGAGCGTCGTGGGCACGAAGTTCAGTAACCAGACGACGGACACACAGCACACGGTGGAACTGCCCCCACAGGCGCGGGTGGACGGCCAGATACTGGTCATCAACTTCAACGTGCGGGCGAACTCCGCTATCACGCCTCCGGGCGGTTGGACCCTCGTGCTTGACGCGGGGGCCACCAGCACGGTCACGGACGGCGTGGTCGTGTTCCGGCGAATCTCGGCCAGCGAGGCCGGCGGTGGATCCGTGTTGTTCGTTTCGTCTCTCAACAGGACCAGTGCGTCAGTGGCGTACCTGATCGATGGGTCGCACCTGACGGAAGACCCCGAAGCTGTGGTGGTCGAGCAAGACGCCACGCAGCCGTTCGGTGAACGCTTCAACCCGCCGGCGATTACCCCCTCGTGGGGGCCGACGGAGACGCTGTTGATCGCGGTTGCTGCACCGGGCACGTCCGATGATGTGCTACTCGGCGTTCCGGGAGGGTACACGGAAGACGGAGAGGTCGACGGCGCTGCCGGCGACCAGTCGTGCGCGGCGGCCCACAAGGCGGGTGTGGCGACCACGGAGGACGCGGGGAACTTCGTGTACGACGGGAACAGCTCGGGGCTCGCATGGGCGATTGCCGTTTCGGCGGCACAGACGGGCGGGATCTCGGGTGCCCTGCCGGACCCGGCGACACTGGTCGGACGCGCTTTCGTGTCGGGCAACTGGCCCGGTATCAGCGTTCGCATCGACGAACTGCCTTAGTAGGGGACATAGATGCTTTCGATTCCGACTCCGAACGTCTCCCGCTGGTGGCTCTTGGGCTCCCGGGTGGCTGCTGGTAGCCCCACACGGGCTATTGGCGACGACGTGATCCGGTACCGGCCGTTCTTCGTGACTCGGCGCTGTCAGATTGATGCCCTGGCGCTCAGGACAGACGGCACGGGGTACGACAATACGATCCGGCTAGGGGTCTACACCTCGGATGAGAACGGACTCCCGAGCGTACTCCTGGGTGAGACGGGGAACCTGAGCACGAACGGTGACGCCACGAGGACGGTCAAGACCAGTACGATCGGCATGACCGTGGACCTCTTGCCCGGCCGGATGTACTACGCAGCGGTCATCTCGCGGAGGGACAGTGGATCGAACGACACGAAGTACCAAGTCACCAGCATCGGGTCGGCGGCCGGTGCCCTGACGCTCGGCGGCATCTCGGCTGCGGAGGCGAACGACGAGCTGAACGACTATGGCTCGATCGACCACGCGGCGGCGCTGTGGACGGCCATGCCGAACCCCGCCGTCATGACGAGCCCGTCGTTCAGCAACATGCCCCCGGCCATCGCAGGGTCGGTGTCCGCCGGCTTCCCGGGCGAGGGTCCGGGGCACGCCCCCTTCGTCTACCCTTGGGGGAGCGACTTCAAGCGGTGGTACGTGGCCGGCGGGATCGGAAACGACACCCAGGTGTTCGCCCTGACAGATGGCGCGGTCGCCTATGTCCCCTTCTTCGTGTCGCGGGACCTAGACGTTGACCGCATGGCGTTCGAGGTGACGACGCTCGACGCCGGGGGACTCGTCCGCTTGGGGATCTTCGACTCCGACGCGGACGGCAAGCCCGGGTCGCTGCTCGTGGAGACCGCTTCGATCGGCACGGGCTCGACCGGTGTGAAGGAAGCAGCGGTCGCAGTCACGACGCTGCTGGAGAAGAAGACCTATTGGGCCGCGTTGGGCGTCTCAGGCGGGACACCCGCAGTCCGCATGTTCAGTCAGACGAGTGAGACGCCGATGATTACGAATCTCGGCAACGCCAACGCCGCCGACGCCACCTACAACGCCCTCCGTCAATCGCACATGGCGGGGGTGGGCTTCGTGGCGGGCTCCGGCTTCGGCTCAGGGTCGGGCGCGACATACACTTCGGCACATATCCGGCAGATCGCCTTCCGGGTTTCAACTGTAGCGTAGGGAGAGACAATGGCTGTTCCTAGTGATGGAATCACCATCAACTACAGCTGGCAACTTCCCGCCGTGGGCGGGGACATCGGCTCGTGGGGTGGGATTCTCAACACGGTCTTTGGCGAGAGCACGGGCGATACGACCACGTCCCCGGCGCTCGGTATCGACGGGACTATCAACCTCATTCAGGTTGCGATCGATGCCGCCGAGCTGGACATCGTCAACATCAGCGACCGGGTCACGGTGCTGGAGTCGGAGATCGCTCCGTCCTTCTACGCCAGAGTCACGATGCTGGTCGACCAGAACGTCGGGTCGGGAGCCACGTCTACCCTCATTTGGGGCGACGAGAAGTTCGACGAGGGCGGCGTCTACGACTCTTCGGTCGACGTGAAGAAGATGACCGTGCCGACTGGCGGCGAAGGCGCGTGGCAGGTTCGAGCCCAGCTCACCGGCCCGTCTTGGAAGGGCTCGGATGACGACGCCCGCTCGTGGGTCATTCGGATCATGCGGTTCGACTCGGGCCTGTCGTCTATCCTCGCGGAGGGGCGCACGATCTACGCCAACGACGGGTACGACTCGAACTCCGGCAACGTCTCCGTCATGGCGGAGGCACTGACCGAGGTCACGGAGGCCGAGATCCTGGCCGGCGTGTCCTTCGAGGTGGTGGTCATCATGACGCAGCCGGACGACTCTTCGGCGTCAGTCATCAACGCGGTCGACCACCAGACCTACTTCGAGGCGGCACGGGTCGCACCGAAGGAAGTAGCGGCAGCATAATGGAGAACGAGCAGGCGTTCCGGGAGATCCAGCGGTCACTTGGCCGGCTGGAGGGGAAGCTTGAGGCCGTCCATGGTCATGTGGCCTCGCTCTCCATGACTCAGAAGGAGATGAACGGCAGGGTGGATTCGTTGGAAGCAGCCCAAGATAAGGCGAGTGGCTACAAAGCAGCCATGGTCGGAGTCGCGGGCCTAATCGCAGCCGTGATCTCGGCCGGCTGGAAAGCGTTCTTTGGCTAATGCGTGTAGTGGGTCTCGTTCTAGTGGCGCTCGCGGTCTTTACTTCCCCCGGGCGGGCACAG